TTGAACTATTTCTCTATTTTCTGCTGATTTTCTATCAATTTTATATATTTCCTGCGGAAACTCTGCGGTATTATCTGGTGTTCCATAAGGATTTATGTCTCCAGGAAAATTAACAGCATCTAAAAATCTAGCAAGAGTTCTAATTCTAGTAACAGTTGCACCTGTTAAATCATTTCCTGTAGTTGTGCTATTTACATTTAATAAAATAGCTGTAATAGTTCCTAGTGCATTACTAACAGTCAATGTCGGTCTAGGTAACTGCCCTTGTCTGAAAGCAAAACCTTCAGCTTTTATTGGAAATCTTTGATAACTATTACCAGCCCAGACTAATTCTCCATTATCTTTCAAAGATGAACCTGTATGAAAACGATAAACAGTAGTAGCACCATGCAAACTATTGTCTAAAGCTAAAGTAAAAAGTTCTATTATTGCCGATGGATTTGTAACTTGTAAGTCACTTGCAACACTACTAAATGAAATATATCGAACATCATTATCATAAACAATTTGACCAATAACAGTAGCCCAATTAGGCTCGCTACTTCCTGTTGTTCCTGCTTGTGTAACTCTAAAAAATAATCCGCTACTAGCAGAAGTTGGTGCAATAATATCTCCTACTGATAAACTAGCACTTGCACTCCAAACAGTTGCAGCACTCATGGTTCAAACACCTCTCTAAATGTTGCTTGAATTGTTGCTCTATTGTTATATGGTATAGATTTATTCCAAGTCTCGCAAACATATTGTCCAGCACCCGATAAAGTAATCGAAACATTCCCACTGTTAGTAGCACTGGCAGCAGCAGTAACAGTAAAGACGTTTGAATCAGTAACCGAAGCGACAAGGAAAGTACCATCAGTTGCCGATCCAGAAGTGTAATCAATAGTTAATTCATCTCCTACAGCTACACCATGACTTGAAATTGTGATTGTTACTGTTGTTCCTGATTGAGAATAAGTTCCTGTCTTTGTAAATCCTTCTCCTGGTGGAGTAAAAGTAAAGCTGGCACTATCATTTGCTCTACTGTCTAAAAATCCTTCTATCGTATCTGCATCTGTTTCTGACACATTGAAAGTAAGGTTATAAGTTTTAGGATTCTGATGAGCAGCAAGTCCAAATAAAATTCTATGTTCATAGCCATCAGCAAAACGAACTGTTCTAGTATTTGGTGCGGATCTTTTTTGTTGCCCGTATGTTGGTGTGATTGATGGAAAAGTAGCCATTATGCAAGTAAACCTCCAGGTCTTTTCTGTTTAATTAATTCTGTCTCTATAGCTGCTGATAATGCAACACCTAAAGCTCTACCTTCATCTTCATCTCCTTCTACATTAGAACCAGAAGCGTCTACGTTTACTACGATATTTGTACCACCACCCATACCACCTAACTCATGGTTTGGAATAACAGTACCTCCAGTATTAGGAACAAATAATTCAGCACCTCTTTCTCCTACAAGTGTAGGCTTACGACCTGGAATATAACCACCATCTGCTGCTGTACCTATTCCAGTTAAAGGATCTACCAATGGAACTGCACTACTATCTAAGAATTGACCACCACCACTTCCACCTAATCCTCCACCAAAAAAGTTTAATCCAATACCTAATATCTTCATTTGTATCTGTTTTGCAATTAATTGTGCTGCCATATCTAAAAACGCATCTGCTGTACGCATAAATAAATTTCTTAATGCGTCTTGTGCTGTCATTGAACCTTTGACAATACCTTTAAATGATTCTCCAAAAGCACTTCCTACTGTATCAGCTACAGTTGTGACCATAAATCCTACACTCATCAACTTTTTAAGTTCTTGCGATACCGAATCTATAGCAGATGGAATACTAAAACTCATACCTTGAACTTGAGTATCTAATTCTGTTAACAAATCTTGAAGTTCTGGTAATTCAACCATAAGTTCTTCAAATTCTGCTTTAATCTTTTCAACATTTTCTTCAGCTTTTTCAGCAGATTTTTTAAAGAACTCAGGAAATGCTTTTTCAAGATCTAAGAAAGGAACTTTCATTAAAATCATTGTTTTCAACTGCTCTTTAAATATGTCTGAAATCTTTTGTTGTCTTGTTATTTGTCTTGCCTCTAATATTTCTCTTCTTAAATTCTCCTCTAGTATTAATCTATTAAGTTTTAATTGCATATCTTTAAAACTTGTTACTTTTGCTTCTCTCAATAATTGAATTTGCTGTTTAATACTTAATCCATTTTGAGTATCTAATATTGCTGTCATTAGTGTTTTAGTATCACGCATAGCAGCTAAATTCTTAAAAGTATTAGGATTATCTCCAAAAATAAATGCAGCAGATTCTCCTGCCTCTCCAAACCTTGCAAATTCTGTAGTAATAGCAAGCACTTCATCTTTAGTCATTCTCAATGTTGATTTCAGTTCATTAAAAGATGCCCTTGTGAAACCAGCAGAACTTCCAGCGTTTTCAAATGATCTACTAATTTTTGATAAAGACTTATCTAATTCGTCTTGTTGTTGTATAAAAGATCCTATTGCAGTACCAAGAATTGACAATGCAAAACCAAATTGACCACCAATTAAACCACCTGCTGCACCACCAATTCCACCACCAACTGCTGCTGCTCCTGTTTGTCCAAACAACAAAGGAAAAGCTCCACCAATAATTGCACTACTAGCTGTGTTTCCTAATGTCTTTCTACCTTGCCCTGCTGCTGCTCCTGTTTGATTTTGTTTTGCTCTTTGTTCTGTAATTTTTTTCTCAGCAAGTACTAAATTATTAGCTCTAATTAATGCTTGCCTTCTTGCTGTTCCATTTTGTTTTGCAAATTTAACTCGATCTTTATACGAAGCATTTATTAACTTTTCATTTTTATTTACTCCAATACCAAGTTTTTTTTGTCTTTCAATTTCTTTATTTTGTTTTTCTTGAAAATTTAACCTTGTTTTACTTTCTTGATTTGCAGTTTTTTCTAAAGATACTAATTCATTTTTTTTCTTAAATTCATCTTCTAATCTTTGTATTCCTCTTTCTTCAAAAGCAGGTAATCTTGGTGCTCTTGCTTCTACTTGTTCTTTTAATGTTTGATTTGCTATTTCTGCTTGAACTCTAATATTGTTTGCTCTTGCAACAGCAACACTTTGAGCTTGACTTGCAACTTCATCAACCCGATTTTGCCTACCTGCTATAGCTCCTTGTGCTAGAAAAAACGCATCTGATTTTCTTGCATTTTGTAAACTTACTACTGCTGCTTTTTGTTTTGCTAAAGCTGTATTTGTATTTGTTAAAGCCGTAAGATAATCTTTTGCTGCTTGTGTTGCTTGTTTTGTTCCAAAAGTTGCATCGTTAAAAGTCGTTTTTGCTAGCCTTAATTGTGCATTTAGATTAGAAACGCTTTCATTTACTCTTATGTTTTGTTTTTTAAAAGTATCAAGAAATTTATTTACACCATTTACTTGTTTTTGTGTATTTTTTAATTGATCTCCAAATTTTTTAAGTTCTTCTCCTTTAACTTTTACACCAATATCTACGTTATAATTAGCCACTTGCTATAAAAAACTAAAACATTTTCTCTATATTACCTCTTTTTACCTCGTAAAGCACTAGATCGTTGTGCTTGTTCTTGTTGTTTTTTAAATTCTTCATGCTCAATTTCTGCATAAGCAGCCCAACCTATCATTTCTTCAATAGTAAGAGTTTCACATAACTCAGCTACAGTTTTATGTAACTGTTTAGCTAAACCATATATAAACTGCCAATCTTTATTTGCTTTTTAAATCGGCTTTAGCCTCTTTTACCTCCTTATTAGCACCAGCAGTTATCATTGCTAATTGTATTTCCTCAAGAACAGAAGCTTCAATCTCTCTTCTTAATGAAGCCTTATCTCCATCTTGAAAAAGTTTTACTCCATCTTTGTCTAATGATTTTTCTATCATCATCTGTAAAGCATAGTCATTAGTATCATCGGTTTTTGACTTGGATTGTATTGCCTCTCTTTCAGCAATAGTTAATGGATGCCAATAGACAGAAAGAATTACTTCATCATCTTGTTTTACATCATGTTTGTAAAGTTGAGAAACTCCAAACTTGTTTTTTAAAAGGTCAACTGCTCTAGTCATGTTAATGTATAGCTATCATCATTATACTAAGCGTTGGCAGTAAATTGGCAAGATATTAAGCCTAAGAAATGTGAAGAGTCATCACGTTCTATCGGTGTTACTCCAACAACATCAAGGACTCTAGGAGTACAACTAAACGTATCGCTATATCCAGAACCATTAACAGAAGTGAGTCCATCAATCACAGCTTCTCCTAACGCAGATAAAGTTGCACTACCTTTTCCTCTAGGAACATAAATATTACATTGAATAACACCAGAATAAAAATCCTGTGACGCACCTTGAGTTTGAGTTGTTGCCTGTGAAAAATCAATAGACATAATTATATATTTTTTAGTTTTTCCTGGTGTTTTATAAACCATATTGTCATAAACCATTTCAACAGTAGCGTCTACTGCTGCAACTGCATCTGTTACTGCTTTTTCAAAAGCTGCTCTGGTGTTAACTAAAGTCATGGATTAGTGTAATCAACAAATACATCATCAGCACCACCAAATATACCAACACCTTTTAAGTCTCTTACATTTTTAGACTCATATTTAACTCCTGTTCCAAATGTACCAACACCTAGTTTTGGTTTATCTGTAAATACTTTACTAATTAATTTACTTAATTTTCCTTGAACGTATTGAGGCACTCCACTTCTAGGAGATGCTAAAGCTCTAGCTGCATATTCTGATCTATTACCAACAAATACTTTTGAATAAGGTTTAAAATTAAATGAAAGTGTGTCAAGAAATCTAGGTTCAACTACTGCACCTGGAGCTTTTCTTCCCATTCTTGATGGCTTGATATTGCTCCACGGACTATGATCTTTCCTTGATTGATCTGGTCTAGGTCTCTGAGTACTTGCTGTCCAACTTGAAGCAAAAAATCCAGTATCAACAGCACTATATTCTTCACTAGATAAATCAGTAATTATTGCTCTTACTAAAGTATTTAAATCTCTTTCTAAATTGCCATCTAGATCCTTTTCTATATTTTCAATACCTTTAGCTCTAGCCATTAGAACCTCACTAATAAAGTAAACAAATAAGTCTGTCCACCTTGTCTTGTATCTATATTAACTATCTGTCCTACCCTTGTAGATCCAGCATAAGTTAATGTAACTTCATCTTGAAAATCAGGTTGGCTATCGCCAATAAGATCAGGTGTTATATAAACTTTTGCTTCTCTTCTTTCTCTACCATCATCTTCTGTAGAAATAACAAATTCAACAGGAGCTTTAATACTATAAGTGGTATCACTTGTAGAATATGCACCTGTAGCTGTGTTATAACTTCCCGATGCTTTCTTTGTATAAACAATAGAAGAATCAAAAGAATTTCCTAAATCAGAAACAATCTGTTTAGCAACATTCTTTAGTAGTGAATCTAGTTGACCTGCCATTATCCTCTAACTACCCTCATTTGAAAACTACCTGCTCCACCTAGCATATATGCTCCAAGATAACTTTGTAACCACGGGTAAACATCTAAAATATTATTAACAGAACCAGTTCCCTGACTATCAGTATTATATTTAACCTGTATATCTCCTAGCTTTACTTCACTAAAGTTTCCATCTTTACCAGTAGTACCAGTAATAGCATCAGTATCATTTGCTAATGCTCTAGCTAATTCATATTGTGCATATTTAATATTATTAGGAATTAATGTACAAGTTAACTCAACTCCATCAACCTGATAATTAGTTCTAGGAAATTTAAGTGCCTGACCTTCATCACATCTATCTCCATAAAATACTAAAGTCTCAATCCATCTTGTAGCTGATATTAATGCTCTTTTCTTTTCATCATCACTTTTATTTGTCCAAGTTGAAGAATCTGGAGAAGTATCAAAATAATCATTCGAGTCTGACAAACTGGCATAGCTATTAGCATTAGCTCCTTTTATTGTTGCGTCTATAGTTGCTGCCACGATCTATAAAGTAATTTAGTTTTATTGTAGCGTAAAGAAAAAACCCCACCAATAATTGATGA